TATCGTTAACAAGATTGACGATAACCAAAGAGCAACTGCTATAGATGCAATCCACGACTTATTATTTGGCAAAGCTTCTCAAGCAATGGCAGATTACAAGAAGGTGGTTGCTAACACATTCTTTGATGAACCAACAGATACAGAGATACCGAACAATGAAACTGATAACGGAACAGATTGAAAACGTTAAAATCCTTACAGAGGAAAAGAACGGAAAGAAACTCCTTTATATTGAAGGGGTATTTCTTCAGTCTGAATTGAAGAACCGTAATGGTCGCATGTATCCCTTTAGTGTCCTCGAACGTGAAGTTGGAAGATACAACGAGGAGTATGTAAAATCAAAACGTGCTCTTGGTGAACTTGGTCATCCTGATGGACCTACTATCAATCTTGATAGAGTGTCTCATAGAATAACAAGTCTTCGTGCAGAAGGTAATAACTTTATCGGTAAGGCACAAATACTTGATACACCTATGGGTAACATTGCAAAGAGTCTTTTAGGTGAAGGTGTTCAACTTGGTGTTTCATCCCGTGGTATGGGAAGCATCGACCAGAAAGAAGATTGTAACGTAGTACGTGACGACTTCATGCTAACAACTGCTGCTGATATAGTAGCAGATCCCTCCGCACCTGATGCTTTTGTGAATGGCATCATGGAAGGAAAAGAGTGGATATGGGACAACGGACTTCTAAAGGAGAAAGAAGTTGCTAAATACCAGAGGATTATGAGCGACGCAAGTCGTCATGATATGGAGGAAAAAACGCTCTCAGTTTTTGAGCATTTCCTTTCAAATCTTTGATTCTATAAATAATTCATATCACTATACGGAAAATTATTAAGGTAAACTCTAATGTCAGATAAACTTAACGAAAAATTTGAAGAGTTTGCTACCGAGCAGAAAGTGACTATCGTGGAAGGCGACCCTATGCCGACTGTTTCCGCAAACGTCATCCCAGGCACAGGTAGCGAACCATCAAAGGTTTCTGATGCACAAACATCTAATAGCAGCGGAGGAGATCCGATGCCTACAGTAGATGCTGGTAAATCATATGGTCAATCTGCTCCCGCAGATTTAGGTGGAACATCTACAACTCCAAATGGAGATGATGTAGATGGTGCAGATAATCCTGGTGCTAAGGCAGCTGCTCCTGTTGGAGATGCTTCTAACGATGGAACTGCTCAGACATCAAATAAAAATGATGCTGGAGATATGGGTAAACAACCTACAGTTGGTGCTGATGCAGCATATGCAACTACTACTGGTGCACAAGTTACCTATCCAATCAAACCATCATATGAGGACCTTGATGTTTCCGATGATGTAAACGCCCTATTAGAGGGAACAGAACTCTCAAAAGAGTTTGCTGAGAAAGCGAAGACTATCTTTGAAGCCGCTATCAAAGCAAAAATCTCTTCAGAGTACGACAAGCTTGTAGAACACTTTGCTACAGAACTCGAAAAGCAGGTAAATGCTGCTAAGGCAGATCTTTCCGAGGAAGTAAATGGCACAGTTAACTACGCCGTAGGTCAATGGATGGAGCAAAATCAAGTTGCTGTTGACCGTGGTATAAGAAATGAGATCACAGAAGACTTCATCGCAGGTCTTAAAGGTCTCTTCGAGGAGCACTACATTTCTATCCCAGACGATAAAGTCAATGTGGTAGAAGGTATGGCTGACTCAATTCGTGAAATGGAAACCCGCCTTGACGAACAGGTCAAAGCAAATGTGAAATTACAAAAACGTCTTAACGAGACTGCTAAACTCAATGTTCTGAACACTGTTTCAGAAGGACTCGCAGATACTCAGAAGGACAAACTCGCTGCACTCGCCGAGGGTGTTGAGTTTACAACCGAGCAGGAATTCTCTAAGAAAGTGAAAACTATCAAAGAGTCTTACTTCAAGGAAAAAACTGTAACACAAAGTGACGTTGCAGACGAAACTCCAGTAGAAGATGCTGCAGAGGTAACACCAGCAATGGCACAGTACCTTGATGCAATGAATCGTTGGGGTCAATAAATTATAAATCTATTTTTCTTAAAAGAGCAAAATGTTTAACTCAAAAGCTCTAACAGAGAAGTGGTCACCTGTTCTAAGTCATGAAGGTGCTGGCACCATCAAAGACAATTATAGAAAGGCTGTAACCGCTGTTCTGTTAGAAAACACAGAGGCACAGATAAGAGAAGAACGTGGAATGATCAATGAAGCATCCAACACAGTTGGTGCCATTGGCGGAAGCGGTCTTTCTGGAAGTGGTCTCACCACAAACACAGGTGGTCTAGCTGGTTTCGACCCAGTGATGATTAGCCTCATCCGTCGTGCTATGCCTAACTTAGTAGCATACGACATCTGTGGCGTTCAACCAATGAGTGGTCCTACAGGACTAATCTTTGCGATGAAGTCACACTATCAGCAAAATGGTTCCGCACTAAGAGCAGGAAACGAAGCTCTATACAATGAAGCGGATACAAACTTCTCTGGTAACACACAAGGACCTGCAGCATTTAACGATCCAGTTTCTCCTCTTGGAGACGGTGGTACAACTGATGCTAACCCAGGTTTACTTAACGATGCTACTGGTGGTGGTACAACTGCTGGTAATTACGAGCGTACTGCTGGTAATATCGCTAGAGAAGATGCTGAAGTTCTAGGATCTGGATCTACTCTCTTTAACGAGATGAGTTTCAGTATAGAGAAAACTTCTGTTACTGCTAAAACAAGAGCACTAAAGGCAGAGTACACTCTAGAACTAGCACAAGACTTGAAAGCAATTCACGGTCTTGATGCAGAGCAGGAACTTGCTAACTTACTATCAAGTGAGATCCTTGCTGAAATCAACCGTGAGGTTGTTAGAACTGTTTATACAGTTGCTAAGTCAGGTGCACAAAACAACGTTGCTAACGCTGGTGTATTTGATCTAGACGTAGATAGTAATGGAAGATGGTCAGTTGAGAAATTCAAAGGACTGATGTTCCAAATAGAAAGAGATGCTAACGCAATCGCACAGCAAACTCGTAGAGGAAAGGGTAACTTCATCATCACATCTGCTGATGTTGCATCTGCTCTTGCTATGTCAGGTACTCTTGACTACTCTTCTGGTTTAACTGGAGCTGGTGGTCCTTCCATCGGTGAAGTTGATGATACAGGTAACCTACTTGTGGGTACAATGAACGGTAGAATCAAGGTCTTCGTTGATCCTTATTCAGCAAACGTTTCTAACACTCACTACTATGTTGTAGGATACAAAGGTACATCACCTTACGATTCTGGATTATTCTATTGTCCTTACGTGCCCCTACAGATGTTAAGAAGCATCGACCCATCTACCTTCCAACCAAAAATTGGTTTCAAGACTAGATACGGTATGGTTGCTAACCCATTTGTTGTTAAAGCTAACGGTACTCCTGATGCTGAAGCATTAGGTCATGGTCTTAACCAGTACTACAGAAGAGTTAGAGTTGCTAACTTAACTTAATCTTAAAAATGGTAATGCGTGTTACCAAATTTTGAGAAAACCCCCCACATTGTGAGGGAATACATACAGGGATCCCACGGGATCCCTTTTTTTATGTTTAAATAGTATTACATTGATACACTTGACAATGGAAAAATCATCTGTCATACTGTTGTTATGTTTATCACCTCTTGTAGTGATATTTGTAGTGATCAAAATTGTCGTGTGGTTGTCTGAAACAACACGATTTAATTCTGAAACAGACAAACTAAAACGAATGCAACACGGTCCTTATATTGTATGGGATCCTGACGAGGAAGATGATGAAGAAAATTAAACACTATCTAGATACGAACATGGTATTATCCAGATATGGTAGAGATTTAATCTCACCCAAGAAAAAAGAAATAAAGAAACCTATTAAAGTTGCTAAAACTAAAAAGCAAACTATGGTCAGCAAAGAAGAAGCGGAAAAAATGATTGAGTTTGCAATCAATCAACACAACAGAAATGCTGGACAGATTAGTATGGTTCTCGGATTTGCATTTATGGCACTGTTCGCCGATGGTCTGTTTAGAACTCTAGGATTAATTCCTCCTTTTATGGGAATTGATGTAAGTATCGTGCAACAAGTAGTTGAAAAAATAAGAGATGAGGTAGTTACTCAAATCTAAAATGATGACTGAGGAAAGTATGAGATTTTTGTGGAATAGGATTAAGATAATGAAGAAGGAAGAGGTTGCTCAAAAGATAGAGACTACTATTAAAGAGTACTACGACAGTAAAAATATGCCTGTCCCTCTTTGGAAGACAGAAAAGAATCCAAAATGGTGGATAGATTACTTAGTTGAATTAGGAATAGATCCTAACAACCCATAAATACTAAGTAGTCGGAATATTAACATGCCTTTAGGCGGAGCAGATTGGTACAAAGAACAACCAACCAATAGGAATTTTTTGAATCCTATTGGTTTTATCCTTGAGCTTGAAAAGTTTGCGGGTGTAGATTTCTTTTGTCAATCAGCAAACCTTCCTGATATCAACATGCCTACAACTCAGGTAGCAAGTCAATTTAGAAACTTGCCTATCATACCTGGCGGAGGAATAGAGTTTGGTGATCTTTCAGTAACTTTTATTGTAGATGAAGATTTAAAAAACTACAATAGCATATACAAGTGGATGCGTGACAATGGCAATGCAGATCAAATGACACTTGAAACTCCAGAGAAAGATGTATTCTCTAACGGACAATTATTAATTACTACCAGTGCATACAACCCTGCATTTGTAGTAGACTATCAAAATTTATTCCCTGTAGCACTGACAAATTTGCAATTTGATGCTACAATAGGAGATGTAGAGTACATTACTGCACAGGTTACATTTAAACATCAGCAGTTCTTCCTACGTGATAAAACATTTAAGAAAATATGAATTTTGATTCTCTTCATAATAAATTTCAAAAACTTAGAGAAGAATGGGCAGAAGATAGTCATGTAGACTTTCAATTTAAGAACAAACAATATAGTGCTGACTTAGGACAACTTGCATTAGACATACCTTTCCAACACAATAAATACTTAAACCATTACACTGACATATCTCAAATAAAAACTTCTCTAGAGTTTGAAATTCGTAAATTAGTAAAGGAAAAACGTGAGTACTATTCTGGTGAAGCAGATGCA